AGTCATGGACACCGCGGCATATCAACGCCTGTTTCCCGAGACCCGGCTAAACGACGGCGGCAACCGAACCGTTTCGGGAAGCTGGCTCCGAAATTCTGACCTGTTTGAGATTGTGGGCAAGCGTGGAGTGTACCGAAGCGCCGGCGTGGGTGGCGGTATCACCGGTATGGGTGGATCTTGGCTAATTGTCGATGACCCGGTTAAGAATCGCGAGGAAGCCGACAGCGCTTCTTATCGACAGAGCACATGGGATTGGTACACCAGCACCCTTTCCACCCGCCAAGAAGCCGACGCCCGAATTTTGGTGGTCATGACCCGATGGCACACCGAAGACTTGGCCGGCAAGCTGCTGGCGCTGGCCCAAGCCGAAGGCGGGGCGGATCAGTGGGACCTGATCAACCTCCCCGCCATTGCACCGGCGGAACCCGCACCGTATGACCTGCGGACCCATGGGCAGGCATTGTGGCCGGAGCGATTCGACCTCCCGGATCTTGAGCGAATGAAGGCTTCCATCGGTGACTACCAATGGAGCGCCTTGTACCAACAGCAGCCCCGAAGCGGCGGCGGTACCGAATGGCCCGACGACTATTTTGGCAAGGACATCTGGTTTGACGACTGGCCCAACACCATCACCGCCAAGACCATAGCGGTGGACCCGTCCAAGGGGCGCGACGGCAGGCAGGGCGACTATTCGGCAATCGTGATGCTGGGCAGGGATCGGGACGGCACCCTATACGTGGAGGCCGATTTGGCGCGCCGGACTTCCGAAGCAATCATCGACGCAACGCTTGAGCACCAACGAACCTTTCAGGCAACCGCGGTGGTGGTGGAAGCGAACCAGTTTCAGGAGCTGCTAGCGGTGCAGCTATCCGAACGGGCGCGCAACGCCGGTATGCCGATACCGGTAGTGCCCCTTCACAACAGCGTGAACAAGCTTGTCAGAATCCGGCGCCTTGGACCCTACCTCGGGCAAGGCACCATAAGGTTTAAGGCCGGCAGCCCCGGCACGAAGCTATTGGTGGATCAACTGCGAGACTTCCCAACCGCGGACCACGACGACGGGCCCGATAGCTTGGAAATGGCCTTGCGTGTTATGATCGAACAATTCAACGGGCGGCAGACGGCGGCGCCGGTGCGGAGACTCCGAGCATGAGCACATTTTGGGAACGCATCACCGGCAAGCAATCACCACCCGCGGCGCCAAGCCCCCGCCAGGTACGGGAGAATCTTGAAGAAGAGTTAAAGATCAGCCGGCTTAAGCGCGCCAAGACGTTGCAGGAAAGCTACGCTGGCTCCGATTATTGGCTCACCGCCTACAGCGACATCCTTGCGCGGTATCGTGACGGCGGAACGCTAGCCTACCCGATTAGCCAACCCACCGACAGGCGGTACGGAAGCAACTTCCCGTTTTGGTATTCGGAACAACAGCTTAGCCTAATCCGCGCACAGGCCCGGATGCTCACCACCATGAACCCCAACGCGCAAGGCTTGTTGAACGGGTTGACAAGCTATGTGATCGGCACCGGCTACACGTACAAGGCCCAACCGCGGAAGGGTGTCGATATCGACCAAGCCACCATGGATCGGGTGCAGCGCATCATTGACGAATTCTGCGAGCGCAACGCCTGGCCCGAGATGGAGCAGGAAATCTTTCAACGCTCCCGCGAGGACGGCGAAGCCTTCATTCGATTATTCTTCCAAGACAACGGCAAGTTAAACATCCGCACCATTGAGCCGGAGCAGATATTCCAACCGCCGGGCCATGAACTTGCAGACTGGGCATACGGCATCAAGACAGACATAGACGACGTGTTCAACGTAAGGGCCTACTATGTGCACTATTTGGCACCGGGCGGACAGAAAGACGCAACGCCGGAGATGGGGGAAGAAGTGCCCAGCGAGGACGTGGTGCACATTAAATGCAATGTGAAGCGGGCCATTAAGCGCGGGCTATCTGACTTCAGCTATGAAACCCTCGACGCCTTTATGGTGGCCTCAAAGCTCCGGCAGAACCTTGGGGAAGGCGCCGCGGTGCAAGCGGCAATTGCCGGCATCAGGCAACACGATAACAACACCGTAGGACAGGTAGAGACGTTCAACGCCGGCATGACGGATTATTCGACATACAGCACGGTGACCCAGAAAGAAACCGATTACCAGACGCTACAGTCGGGAAGCTTCCTCGACATCCCGAAGGGCATGAACTACGTACAGCCACCCGGCGCCAACAATTCAACCGCGCACCTTGAGATATTCCAGAGCCTGTTGCGCAGCGCCGGCAACCGGCACAACGCCCCGGAATGGCTTGTCAGCGCCGACGCATCAAACAACAATTACGCAAGCAGCCTTACCGCGGAATCACCATTCTTGAGGAACTGCCTTCGCCTGCAATCGTTTTACAAGCGCCCCTTCCTGCGAGTCATCCATGCAGCGCTTAAGAATGCATCCATGGCGGGGCGCCTTCCCGGCAACATCTGCGAGCTGATTGACCTCAGCGCAACACCGCCAAGCCTAGAAACCCGCGACAAGAACGCCGAGGCAAGCGCCAACCAAATCTACGCCACCATGGGCGTAAAGTCGGTGCCCACCATCGCCCATGAATTGGGCCTCGATTGGGAAACCGAGCTTGCAAATCAACAAGAATACCAGCAGGAATCGGGAGCAGCCGGAGCCCTACCGACAGACCCGGCAAGCCTCGGACCCGACGAAGACTTGTCACCAACGGCGCCACCAACGCCGGAAGGTAAGCGTCCGCGGTGGAAGGTTTAACCGGTGGGCAGTATTCTCAACAGCCGGATCTCGGCGCGGGTGGGCGTGAGCCAAGCCCGCACCCTGGCGCATGCCGACGCAATAGCGGACGGCATTGACGCCAAGGTAGTGCGGTTGTGGAAGCGCGCCCTTCGGCTGATTGCCACCAAGCCCCTTCCGGTAGATGTGCGCACCCAGTTGGGTTCAATCCTGCGAGAGATTCAAACGCTCACCATCAAGGGGCTGGACAAAGGCCTTCGGGAAATCGTCAAGCAAGCCCACACCGCGGCACGGGAAGAAGTGCTAGCCGAAGCGCCGCGGGCAGTCATTGCCACCGCCTTGACCTTGGCGGCGCCGGCAAGGCCTGACCTCACCGAAGCGCGGCGCCTCAATCCGGAGCAGCGGGCCCAAGTCGAAGCGCAACTATTCCCGGCATTGGACCACGACGAAACCACCGCAATCATCACGCGCCCAACCAACGGTTTAACCTGGCAGGCCCGCATTGCGGCCCAGAGCGCCCTGGCGCCACCGGAACAATTGGCCAACATCGTGATTCAAGGAATCAGCCAAGGGCAGACAATCCAAGCGATGGCTCGAACTATGCTGCCCGCGGTGCAGGGCGTGAGAACATCGGCGCGACGGGTGGCACGAACCGAGGGAATGCGGGTGGCGCATGAGGCGCGAATGGATTGTTACAGCGGCCTTGGGGACCTGGTGGCAGGCTACCAGATTCATTCAACCATGGATTGGCGGGTAAGGGCCCACCACGCGGCAAGGAACGGAACGGTTTACTATGTGCGGCCCAAGCCCGGGCAGCAATCGACGGCGCATATGCCAAGGCCCCCGCTTGAAGAGGACGGCACGGTAGCGCATAATTGCCGGTGCTACCTCACGCCGGTATTGGACGTTGACCCAGAAATTGAAAACAACCCCGCGGCGCGGGCATTGTTCACCGATAATGATCACAAGTTGGTTCAGGACCCCAACGTCTATTCGGATTGGTTTGCCCACGCCAGCGACCAAGAGCGCCGATGGGCAGTCGGGGCGCGGCGCCTATCGGCAATCACGGCAGGCCTTCCAGCAGGGCAGGCGCCGACGTGGGCCCACTTTATTGACCCCACCACCGGGCAGCTTCTGCAATTGGAGCGCCTCACCGCGGAAACCCCGGCACGGCGTGAAGCCCGGATGAACCGGGTGGCGGAAGTGCTGGCGGAACGGGAGCGACTGGCCCGGCAGGTGCAAAGGTTTGGCTACCTCACCGCGGAAGACGGAGGCGAACCGCTACCGGCGGCAGACCTCACCCCGCCGGCGCCACACCCGTACACGTCACCGGAAACGCCAACACCGACAACGCCGGAGCCCTTGCCACTACCGGCGCCGGTGGAGCAGGACAGGATTGACGCCGAGCAAGCAAAGTTCAGCCGAGAGGCAGGCAAGGGCGGCGCCTTCCAAGGGGAGGCAGTCAAGGCCGACCCAACGGAATACGTCCCCTTCCAATGGGCGGCAACCAGGTTCCCGTTCAAGCTAGAAGGCCCCACCGGGGTGGCAGTATCGCACGAGGTTTACAAACCTGTTTTGCGACCCGGGGCAAAGCTTGACAGGACAAGCGATTCGGCGTTGAAAAGAGAATGGCAAGAGCTCATGGAGAAGGACAAGCTCACCATGGCGGACTTGCAATACGCCGAGGAAAAAACAACCCTTGCAATATCCCCAGACGGCACTCGGGTCTTACTGGCAACACCGGAACAGGCAGCCAAGGCCATGGGGCTAAAGCCCGCTAAGGTACGCGAGTATGATCAGATTGCCGCGGCAACGTGGCGCATTCAATTCGGCAAGGAACTCATAGCATCATGGCAAGAAAAGGCGGATCAAGCCGAAGAAATATGGCGCCAAACCCGAGAGATGGAAGGCCCACCGCCAACACGGCACCCCGAAGGCGATGAAGGAAATAACCGGGCGTGGATTGTTGATGGAATTGTTTTTCGAGTGTACGACGAATCACCGGAGCCCAAGCTAACCCGCGGCGTGAAGACGGCAGCGCTTAGCCTATGGCGCGACAAGCAAGCCGAAAATCTGCGATGGGCGGTAAACATACCAATTGACCATCGAGCCTGGAAGAAGGAAATTAAAGCGGTGGCGGATCAGGTGGAGAGCCTTGAAAAGAAGCTTCGCGGGAAGGTGGACAGATTCGGGGCGGCGCTTGATGTGATGACGCCGACAGGCCCACAAGTGACGGCACCGGCACCACCGCCCCCACAAGTAAACGTGGTGCGGGGCGAAGCCGAGCCGATGCCAGACGGTGACGACGATATAACAATGGACAGATACGGCGAGGTTGTGAACCTGGCCCAAAGGGCATTCGGCAAGGGCACAAAAAGCTTGCCATTGTTCAACGCCTTGGGCGAGCTCAGCGGCGAGCAATTGGCCAAGGTAGCGTTGCACGTAGGGATTGACCCGGCAACGCT